GACCTTATAAATCTGCTGCCCGGTTCTCTTATCCACCCCAATCGCCTGAATCTTCCCACTCCCCTCAAGGATCTCCACAATACGGAGGATTGAGTGGAGTGGGATTTTGTCTTTGGCGAAGTTGATAATGCGGTGCTTTGGGACACCTTTGCCCACGTCCGAGGTTTGGATGTAGTACATGATCTCTTCAAGGGCTTGGCCATCGGCAGAGCCTGCCCCGGCTTTAAATATCTGTGGCATTGCGGATTCGGCTTCAAGCAACCATCCCATTGCGCGATTGAAGTCTGCTTTTGTGAGGATGAGGCTATTGGATTTGTCGAGTGAGGCGATCATTGAAAGCTTATACAAATGTGCTCGTCGTCGAGTGACATAGTGAATGAGCTTAGGATGGCTAGGAATTGGTATCTCGCCAACGGCTCTCCAGTTATTGACGGCATCTCTGTAATCTTCAGTGACTTCAAACTCCCCTGTGAGATTATTGATAATTCGTAAGTCGTATTCGAGAGCGGAATTGTGATTGATTGTTTTTGGTGCGAAGTCATCGCCAACTATCCTTTCATCGCTGAAGATCATTAAGAGTCGTGAGGTAAAGCCCTGTTCCCAAGCACCCTCAGGCATGAACTTCATTAGGTTTGATGGGGTTGAGCCACAGAGCATATTGAGTTGGGGGCTTTTGATCTTGATGTTGTCGCCCTTAAACATCCGTCGGGATTGGGTGTATGGATCTGGATCATAGAACGCACTCAGTCCCGCAATCATGTCATCTTCATGCTTATGAACAAAAGCCCCAAGCTCGTCAGCAGCAATATACATACTGTTATACTCCAAAGGTGCTTCAGGGAGTCGAACCATGAAGCGCTTCGCTTGTACCAAACTATCGACCAGAGAAGCAAAAGTAAGACTAATAGGAGCGAGGTGGAAATCAGGAAGATCGATGACATAGGATCGTGCCTCTCGTATGGTTCGGGTTTTGCCAACGCCTGGGTGGCCGAGGATTAACACGTAAAGGTTCGGGTGCATTGGGCGCGAGGTCCGTAGCCAAACCTTCTGCTCCACAACGGCTGCAATGGTAGATATCGCGCTCCATTTACGAAATAGCAGGGGGCTATCTAGATTTCCTGTCTGTTCGACGAAACTGTTTATCCAAGATTCCAGCTTCCGTTTGTCTTTGGCGATTATCATGCCCTTTGTAGTTGACGAGTCCGTTGGGATTCTTCCGTGCATCATATTTCCCTCGGTTCCAACCTATTTGGCAATCATATGGGATAGCCAATAGGCGACCGTTGTTGAGCGGCACCTCCACCGCGAGCATGCGCTGTAGCTTTGGGATAACTTCATCTTCCATTTCCTCCGGGTACATCCATGTTGTTGCGTCGTGGTCTTGTGCCATGAGTATGGCTGGACGCTTGCGCCATGTGTTGAGCATTCCTTGATTGACGATGTCAGCCAAGGACCCTTGTGGATCATATGCAATAGCCTCACGGATCACATCCGCATCATTCCGCCTCCCTAAGAACCATCTCTTCCTTCCGGCGAGGTTGACGATATAGCCTTTAGCCCATACCTGCGCCTTGACCCATGCGTGCCATTTAAGGTGGGCCGGGAACGCACCGAAATACTTCGGTTGGAATTGCCTAACCACGTTAACCGGAAGCTTTGACTGTTGAGCAAGTGTTGTAGGTTGTCCTTCATAATTTGAACCGTGGCCCAACTTCTTGCACATAAATCGATATGTATAATGACGGTAGTAGGGCGTCTCAGCGATATCCTTATCTTGGGCGAGGATACCAGTCCATGGTAGTTCAGCCCAGCAAATTCTAGCAACGGCTGTATGCACGTCACCGGAATCGACAGCGTCAAGGTATGTCGGATCATTGAACAGGTTCCATTCTATTGCGCCGACGACGTAGGACTCGCCGGACTTTGCGTCGAATTTGGCGAACTTCATCCCTCGATCAGCGATAAAGATACTCCTGAGGGACTCTTTAATATTTTGTAGGTTCCCTCCGGTGCCATATTCGCTATAAGAAGAGCTAAATCGTCCGGTGTTTGTACCTGCGATGTTGTAAGACGTACGCATCCGACCGTCTGTATCAATGTCAGTTTTGAGGACCGCAATGTCTTTACCCAATTCCCGCATAGCGGACATATGTGCAATAATCTGCTTGGTGACGGTGTATTGCTCCATCTTCTCCAAAGCATCACGATCGACTGTAGGCCTGCCATAGCGTTTGATCTCCGGGATTTGAAGGTGGGTGTAGAATAGAGCTTTAAGATCATCATTCGATCGCCAGTTAAACCACTTCATCCCCACACCTTCGAGGACAATAAGGGTTAGCTGGCGTTCGAGTTGGTCTAAGGCGTCGTGATACTCTTCCAGAACCTCGTTGCGCCGAGCTTGATCCACAAGCACGCCTCGGGCATTCATCTCCAAGACCGGCCCCTGCAAGGCCTTGGAGAAGGCATATGTCTGTGCCTCCTCCATGGTTTGTTCATTGTGGCCGAACTTAATTGCGTTCCAGACCTCGCTGGTTATACAACAATCCAGTCCGTTGTAGATTTGATCCTGTTCGAACGGAGTGAAGTCGTTTGGGTTGGAGGTTTGGGTGGAGATTATTCTAGCCATCAAGCTCACATTCATTAAGAGCCTTAGCCAACTCCACCATACGTTCGCAGGTCTTAACTAAGATTGGCTGTTTACTTGGCTTAATTCCATTATCGGTTATGACTGTGACTATGGTTGCGGCATGATAGGCAATCAATGCCTGTAATTCACCTGCATCTGCGATTTTCATTCATCCCTCTTTACCGTCTCATGCTTCTTCCGCATGTGTTTCCAGCTTCCGTGATCGGTATAGATCGATCCTAAGTACCCTAGTCCTTTAAGACTCTCCGGCTGCCTCGCGTGGTGTGCCAACATGGTGTCTTCTTTAGCACCCTTAACCAAGATTCCGTAACTACGTTGGAGGAAACCGATGTCATAGACGCCGTTTTGGAAGAGCTTGGGGATTGAGCCATCCTCAAGCACCTCACGTATAAGCTTCCATGCTGATTGTTCATGCTTTGCAGTAGGCCAATAGCAACCCGTCGTTGTGCGTACGTCATCGAACGGAATAACGATTGCAAGGTCTGGTCTGGGTGCGAAGCCAATGCACGTGACACGGATTCCTGCCGTTTCAATATCGACAGATAGTAGATCGCAAGTTTTGACATATTCGGTGATGAATTTGGCGATGTCGTCGAGGTTGGGCTCGATCCAGATTTCACAGTTCGGGCGGATGATTTCAGCATAGGCTGACTCCCTTTTGGCTTTCATTAGGTCCATTATAACCGTTGGTCGAAGCTCCCACTGTCTAAGGACTGCGGCGGGGTGATAGGTGGGCAGAAGCTTAAACCCGGTAGCTGTATGGGTCGAGTAGAGTGTTGTGCCTCTAAGCTTACTAACTCCTGTCTTACCTGCCAAAGCCCAAAGAGGAGTGTTGCCGAGGCAAAGAATAAGGTTAGGATTATGAGCCAGAAGTTCCTCTCCAAGCCGCTCAAGCTCACACTCATGAACTTTACTGAGATATCCAGATTTGATAATAGCTGGGTATCCAGGGATTCCGTCGGCTTTGGGCCCGCAGACTCCTTCGAGCTTATTGGCGTGTGGGTGGAAGTTGAGGACGTTGGTTCGGTGGATTTCATCGGTATGAAGTCTCCATATTGCATCAAGGCAGTTGGGGTCTCGGGTGTCCCAGTATCGCCTAAGATACGCCTTATCCTCTCCCGTTAAGGAGAGGATTTGCGCTTCGTCGAGTTGGGTTAGGAGTTCAATGCCAGATGGGCCGACTAGAGCTGCGCCTATGCGGGCTTCTTCGGAGCCCCAAGCTTCACCGACGATGACTAGAGGGGTCACCGGGTTGATTCCGCACCAAGCTTTGCATACCCAGCAATATCATCCCAATGATCTTTGAAGTTCGGATCACCTGACATGATTCGCCCAAGCTTCGTTGCAATCATATCCAATGCTTCACGATGGGATACGTTGAGGTTCTCATATGTAGGACATTGAACAATAGTTGTCTTCAATGCCTGAGCAATCCGTGCTGTTTCAGCAAATGATCCATGAGTTGCTTCACGGGCTACAAGAAGCACATCTAGTTTGATCTTAGGCGCATAAGGCATATCAACTGGAAGATCAGTTTGCACTGGTTCTGCCACGGCAAGTCGTTCCATCATTTGAGTGATCTGGTTTGGTTTATTGGCCATATGGGGGTTCCTTAAAAGGTTGGGGCCAGGATTGCTCCCAGCCCCAAAGGTTAGTGGTTATTCCTCAACCGGTGCGGTTTTGCCGATATTGGCATAGACCGTGGTGCCATCAGGCGAGGCCTTGTGGATGATTGAACCCACGAACTGACAGTTAGGGGTATCATCAATACACTGCCGAGTGGTTTTCTCTTCGTCTGCCACACCGCAATGATCGAGGAACTCCTGAAGCCGATAGAGTGAGTCAGGAGTCACATAGAACGTGAGCTTGGTGGTGTAATCCTTCAACTCCCTCATTGTTCCATCAGACTTGGTGGCCCATTCAGTAAGAGCTTCTTCGTCCACGTCGTCGAATGCACTGAGCGGTTTGCAGGTGAATTCATAGAAGTCCGTCTGCTTTTCCTTGGACTTGTCTTTTCGCGGCATACCAATAATCAGCCATTGGTAGGTGCCGACTGGAAGGGGCTTGGGCTTGTCGATCTGTGTTGAGGGCTTGTCGAGGATGTCAGAGATTTGATTTGCCATTTGGTTGTTTGCTTTCGGTTAGATTTTGCGTGCTAGTGTAAGGGCCTTTGGCTTAACCTCCTCAACCACCTTAGTG